TGAAGGAGCTGGAATTAAATGAGTTTTGTGGATTTGAGCGAAAACGCAAGAATTAAAGAAGCAGTCAAACATCCAAAACATTATCAAGGAATTCATGGATTAGAAGTGTTCACTGTGATGGAAAATTTCATTCCGAAATACGAAAACTCATTCGATGGATATATTGCAGGTAACGTTTTGAAGTACGTGTTGAGAGCGCCAAGCAAAGGGAAAATGCTCGAGGATCTAAAAAAGGCAAAAGAACATTTGGACTTGTTAATTGAAAGGTTAGAGGATTAATCATGAAAACGAATCAATGTGTGGTTAGAAGAGAGCAAAAATCATTGGAGAGAGGCAAATGAGGAAGAAAAACACGCAAACTCACTTAGCTATCAAACAAACAACGAAACTCAGAATTAGGCTCGATTATTGGTTTAGATATTTACTCGGTATTAAATCGCCATCGAGAGAGTTTTCAAAAGCATTGTGTGGCGATAGCTATTCAGAAAAAGAATTCAGAAAAATGTATATAAGAGGTGCGGAACAGTTAGCGCTTGAAAAATTAAGAAGAGCAATGGAGGAAACAACGTGGAAAAAAGTTTAAGAGCATTGATAATTGGTTTTTGCATTAGTGGTATACTAGCAATCGCAAAATTTCTAGGCGTGGACTTTCCATGGAATTTTGTATTATTGCCGTTTTTGATACCGCTATCTCTTTTATTAGTGTTGATAATTAACATCGTTTATTTAGACGGTATAGACGATATAAAGAGAGAAATGGAGAACAAAAGAAGATGAACGATAAAGAATTCGAAAAGTACCTTAAAAATTTGAGGAGGACAAATAATGAAAGAGAAATCAGAGCTTGATAAATTAAAAGACGATGTGTATTACTTGATTGTGGCTCATTGCAAGTACAAGGACATGCTAATGTATGACAGAGCGTTGAAACAGTTCCAGGAAGATATCAATTATGGGCAACTCGAAGAGATGAGCTATAATGAACGATTCGCTTTCTTGCTGGGGTTTGAAACATCGTTAAAAGCGATAGAAAATGCAATTGCATTAAGTGAACAATTGAAGAAAAAGACAAGCTTGATTGAGTTATTCGACAATATGACAAGAGGGAGAAGAATATGAATAATATGATACAAGACGAAAAAACATTGGAAGAGTTAGTGAAAACAGCAGATTCTTTCCGTAAATTCTTTGCTGATTTAGCTGATGAAATCTCAAAAGTGTTAGCTGATATTAAAGCACCTAAGGAAGAAGATACATGGGAGATGAAATGCCCGTATAAGGATAGGGATAAATATTATATTGTTAATTCTAGAGGTTTAGTTAAATTTCTTTTTTGGGATAATTGTGTTGCTAATAAAAAAACATTTAACCAGGGTCACATCTTCCCAACCAAACAAGAAGCAGAACTAGAAGCAAAACGCAGAAACCTACTGACACGATTTAGAGCATTTCGTGATGAATGCAACGACGGGTGGAAGCCTGATTGGAATAATCATAACAATGAAAAATGGGTTATTGCTAAGAATGAAAAAGGAATTTACGCTATGTGGACATTCGAATTAAATACCTTTTCATATTTTGGTGTTTTTAAAAATCAATTTGATACCGAACGTGCTATTGAGTTGTTCGGGGATGAAATCAAAGAATTGTTTGTGGAGGCGGAATGATGGAAGAAATAAGAGAACTACTGAGATATATATTTGGAGCAGCGTTAAGTTTAAGCATATTCTTAGCAATTATTAAAATATTTGGAGTTCCAATTACGTGGGTAGCAGCCATGCTGCCATTACTGATATACGTAGCAATTATGTCAATTCTCATGTTAATTGGTTCAATCGCAGGGATTGTGATGTCAATCCAGGAGAACATGAGAGGATAACAAAACATAAGGGGAACAAGAAATGAAAATTACAGTGTATTCAAAAAATAACTGCATCCAATGTGAGATGACTAAAATTTGGCTAAATCAAAATAAAATTCCATACGATACAGTGGATGTGATTGAAAATCCAGAAGCATTAGAAAAAATTAGATCACTTGGATTCAAAAGCATGCCAGTAGTTACACTAGATAAAAATTTCGATAATGCCTGGGTAGGTTACAACTTAGATAGATTACTTGAATTAAAGGAGCTTGGATGATGGAAAGAATGAGTCCAGAAGAACGAATGGTATTAAGACTAATTCCAGTAAGCGACACTCGACGAATTAATCGAGTGGATATCTCAAGCATTACTAAGCTATCGGAACGTAGAGTGAAGAAAGTAATTGATACGTTAGTTAACAGATACGGAATTGTGATTATCGGAGAACGTAACGGCAGAACTGGATACTATATTCCAGAAACAGACGAGGCTCGTAAGGATGGAATTAAACCTATGAGATCTCAAGCGATTAAAGAATTCAAACGAGTTAGCCGAATTTTAAAAGGCGATTTGAAAGCTCATGAGAAATATTTGGAGGTAAGTAAATGATTAATAACGTTGTGCTAGTAGGTAGATTAACCAAGAAACCAGAACTAAAATTTACAACAAACGGCACTAAGTACACACAGTTCAGTGTAGCGGTGCAAAAGAAATTCAAGAATCAAAGCGGTGAATACGAATCAGATTTCATCAATTGCTTGATGTGGTCTACTGCTGCAGAAAACTTCATCAAGTTTACAAACAAAGGTTCATTGGTTGGAATTGAAGGGCGTATTCAAACTAGAAGCTATGATAAGGATGGTAAGAGAGTATACCTTACAGAAGTAGTTGCTGAGAACTTCTCATTACTAGAATCAAAGAAGGTAACAGAATCTAGAAACAATGCAGCTCAACCAATCGAAGAAAGTCCATTCACTGGAGTATCAGACGATGACTTGCCATTCTAACGAATCGAGGTGCAAGTATTTGGAGAGTATTCACCTATTTGATTATCCGGAACTCGATTATAAAGCTACAAAGCGAGAGGTGATGAAAGTCATCGGTAGGTATAAGAACGCATTAAACAAGTTGTATCTGAAGAGTGAGCCTCGCATCACTCCTCAGTATACGATTGTCCCACCTTCATTTACTAACGAGTTCCACTCATCTACAGAAGACGCTGCACTGTGGGGTGATACTGTAGGAAAGAAATTCAAAGATTACGTTGAACGTGTGAACACTGCATTGAATAGTATTCCGTCAGTTAATCGAGTAGTAATTTACAGATCATTAATCCAGGAGCAAAGCGATGTACTAATTGGCAGTGAAATGAATTACAGTGAATTCACTATTCGAGATATACGAATGGAAGGCATTAAACAACTAGCGTACGCACTAGGTGTAGATGTATATCAAGATGGAACATCGGAAGTTGTTGAATATGATTAGTTCTATTTGTTGTAGAAAATGACTAAAAAAGTTTGTAAAACATTTTGAGAGAAATATTTTATAATATGTACTGTGGTATCGTATAGATACAAGGATAGAGATGCGGAAACATCTTTAAAAAGCCAGTCCTGAAAAAGGTGTATCCAAGTTAGCAGCATGGACGACTGCTAACAGTGCCGTGTTGGATGTAGAGTGGTTCGACTCCACTCACGGTAATTCCCCAGATAAACCAACAAAAACTGTCAAAGAGCGTGCTAATAAGTACGCTCTTTAGTTTTTAAGAAAGGAAACAGTATGAACTTCGTAGAACCTATTCGTGATCCTGATGACATCCAGGCTATGAAAGATTACCTAAAAGAATGGAACGAACGTAATTACATGCTGTTCGTATTTGGAATTAATCTTGGATTAAGAATCAGTGACATTATTAAATTAAAAGCTAAGGATGTTCAAGGACAGTATGTGAACATCAGAGAGTTAAAGACAGGCAAGATTCTCAAAAGAAAGATGAACAAGTCTTTCAAAAAGGAAGTACAAGAGTACATCAAAGATATGAACCCTCATGATTATCTATTTAAAAGCAGAAAAGGAAAGAATAAAGCAATTACTCGTGAAGCTGCTTATTACATTCTAAAGGCTGCAGCAGAAGATATTGGAATTGAGAACGTTGGAACACATACGATGCGCAAGACATTTGGATACCATCATTATAAAAACAACAAAGATGTAGCCATGTTGATGGTCCTGTTTAACCATGCGAGTCCGGATATCACACTTCGATACATCGGAATACAGCAAGATCAGCAAGATAAATCGATGGACGATTTCTACTTATAACGATGTTCAATTTAACATAATGAGAAAATGTAAATTCAAAATAAGAAAGTTTAAAAAACATTATTATATCAATGATTACGAGCGCTGCTCGAATTTAACACAATATAAGATATGATAAATTCAAGAATACCCCCGTACCCTTGAATATTTAGTACCCCCACCCCTTTAGAAATGGCGGTACGATAATAAAAACACCCCCAATGCATTTACACCCGGTAGGGTTAAAATGACCATGCTGCATAAAATTTAAATAAAGGATGAATTGAAATGGTAAGACCAGATAGGATTGGACCACATCGAGTAGCGTTCGAAAAGAATAAGAAGAAGATATTCAAGACGCAGAATGTCTGTGGAATTTGTGGTAAGCCTGTAGACTTCAAGCTTAAGTATCCACATCCATTGTCACCAGTAATAGATCACATTGTTCCAATCAACAAAGGTGGACATCCAAGCGACATTGAGAATCTACAGCTCGCACACTGGACTTGCAACAGGCAAAAATCAGATAAATTATTTAATCAAGCGCGTGAAGTAAAACAAGTCCTCGGGAACCGAAATTTGCCACAAACAAGAGATTGGGCAAATTACAAACCTGAGTGATAGGCCTCTGAGTGATAGGGGGGAGGGGAACCTACCCTTTGGCTTGGCCGAGCTCCCAGGCAGTATTGTACATATTTTCTCGCGCCAAAATTCAAAAAAGGAGAATAAACATGGAATTGAAAGGTAAAGCATATCTCCGTAGGAAGTTAGACGGATATCGCACTGGAGTTCAAACGCGATATAAGTATTATTCTATGGAAAAATTCGATAATACAGACGGAATTACTATTCCTGCTCAAATTAGGGATAAATATAAGGCTGTACTAGGATGGGCAACAAAAGCTGTAGACAGCTTAGCCGACAGATTGATTTTCAGGGAATTTGCGAACGATAATTTTAACATCAACGACATCTTCCAGTATAACAATCCAGATATCTTCTTCGATTCAGCGATTTTATCCGCATTAATTGGTTCATGTTGCTTTATATACGTTTCTAAGGACGAAGAGGGAATGCCTAGATTACAAGTGATTGAGGCAAGCAATGCAACAGGGATTATAGATCCAATTACTAATTTATTAACGGAAGGATACGCTGTACTCAAACGAGATGATTATGATAAACCGTTGCTAGAAGCGTATTTCACTCCAAACGAGACGATATTTTATCCAAAAGGAGAAGAGCCGTACTCAATCGAAAATCCAACAGGAATTCCATTATTAGTGCCTATTATCCATAGACCTGATGCAAGTAGACCGTTTGGGCGCTCGCGCATTACTAAATCTGGAATTTCTTATCAAAAAACAGCTCAGAGAACAATTGAGCGTTCAGAGATTACTGCTGAATTTTACTCATTCCCTCAAAAATATGCTCTAGGGGTTAGCCAAGACGCAGAATCGGTAGAAAGCTTAAAAGCAACTATTTCAAGCTTTATTATGTTCACAAAGGACGATGATGGTGATAAACCGTCTGTTGGTCAGTTTACTACTGCAAGTATGACTCCGTTCGTTGAGCAATTAAAAATGGCGGCTTCTGGATTTGCAGGAGAAACGGGATTAACTATGGATGACTTAGGGTTTTCTTCTGATAATCCATCTAGTGTTGAGGCCATTAAAGCAAGTCATGAAAACTTAAGGCTCGCTGGGAAGGCTGCACATCGCTCTATTGGCTCTGGTTTGCTAAATGTAGCTTATGTAGCGGTTTGCTTGCGTGATAATTTCAGATATATGCGTAAGGAATTTATGAAAGCAGAAGTTAAATGGGAACCATTATTTGAAGCAGACGCATCCACATTAACTATGCTTGGTGACGGCGCAATTAAAGTAAACCAGGTACTACCAGGATATATCACAGCAGAAACAATTCGCGATTTGACTGGTATCAAAGGAAATATGGAAGCAAAACCAGTTCAAGAAACACAAGAGCAAAAAGTGAAAGTTACTGATGACGCTTCTGACAAGCAAAAGAATAGGATTATTTCAACTTACGAAATAACTTCACTATTAAGCAATTACCAGAAAGGTGTACTTTCAAAAGAAAATGGTATAGCATTGCTCGCTTCAACAGGAATGAGTGAAAAAGAAGCTGAATACATGTTGAATAATACTAAGGTTGAAGGTAAAGACAATGAATAATTATGATGTTTCGTATGAATATGACATTGTACCTGAACTTCTTGAGAAAATTAAAGCAGATTTCTTTGGCAAGGCTGAAAAGAGCGGTGAATTAGAGAGATTACTAATTCTTGTGAGAAGTGGTAAAGCGAATTTTATAGACGCTCACGAATTTGCGACTAAATTAGGGCAAATTCTATCTGAGGCACTTCAAATTAATATTAGTGGTTCGATTCTTCCTGATGGAAAGATGCATTTTAACATCGCTAGTCGTATTTTGAATGAAACGTTAGGTACTAACCACAAGATGGTAAGTGCATACGCTGAGAAGGTTCAAGATATTTTAAACAAGGAGGCTGGAATTGGATTGAAATCAATCCAGGCTCCAATCAACCAAGAAAGAATTAACGGATTAGTCAATAGATTATCCTACGAAGAGAAGTTTGATGATGTGTCATGGATTCTTAAAGAGCCTATCGTTAATTTTAATCAAAATATTGTGGATAATCATATCAAAGTAAATGCAGATTTTCATTTTAAATCGGGACTTAAACCGAAGATTGTTCGAACAACTGACGGTAATTGCTGTGAGTGGTGCAGTAAGGTTGCTGGAGTTTATACATATCCTGGAGTAAACAAGGATGTGTTTAGACGGCATGATAGATGTACTTGCACAGTAGACTATCATCCAGTCGACGGAAAAAAGCAAAATGTTTGGACCAAAAAATGGAGCAATGAGTCTACTAAGATAAATAATACTTCTAAATAGAGAGGATGTTGGAATGGCTAGAAAGAAATATGGAAATCAGCTTCCTACGCAATCAGTCATCCTGCCTTACGTTAAGAAAAGGTCTCTCAGCAAGGAAGCTATAGAAATTTATGAGAAAACAGGATTAAGCAGCTATATCTGGCAAAAAAAATTGCTAGAAGCTATGATGGCTGTTGATAAAAAAGGACTATGGGTCCATCAGAAGTTCGGGTATTCCATTCCACGACGGAACGGGAAATCCGAACTTCTTTATATGCTGGAACTTTGGGGATTGCACCAAGGTTTGAATATATTACACACAGCTCATCGAATTAGTACATCACACTCTTCTTTTGAGAAGGTTAAGCGGTATTTAGAGAAGATGGGATATGTTGATGGAGAAGATTTCACATCTATTCGAGCTAAAGGTCAAGAACGAATCGCTCTAACTAATACAGAAGGAGTGCTGCAGTTCAGGACTCGTACATCGAACGGTGGATTGGGTGAAGGATTTGACATCATGATCATAGACGAAGCTCAAGAATATACTACTGAGCAAGAGTCAGCGTTGAAATATACGGTTACTGACAGTGATAATCCAATTACTGTTATGTGTGGAACTCCTCCAACTCCAGTTTCAAGTGGAACTGTATTCAGTAAATTCCGTGAAACATGTCTATTTGGTCGTGGTAAGTATTCCGGATGGGCAGAATGGTCTGTATCTACTGAAAAAGAGATATCAGATATTGAGGCTTGGTACAATTCCAATCCTTCAATGGGATACCACTTAGACGAACGGAAGATTGAAGCCGAACTCGGTGACGATAAGTTGGACCATAATATCCAACGTCTTGGTTTTTGGCCTACATACAACCAAAAATCAGCAATTTCAGAAGCTGAGTGGGAAGCTCTTAGACTTGATGAAGTGCCTCAATTTAAAGGACCTATGTTCGTTGGAATCAAATATGGGCAAGATGGCACTAACGTAGCATTAAGCATCGCTATTAGAACAGATTTCGATGATATCTTCGTTGAAACTGTCGATTGTCAATCTGTTCGAAATGGTAATGGATGGATAGTTGATTTCTTAAGGAAAGCAAAACCATACCAAATAGCTATCGATGGTGCGAGTGGGCAGAAAGTTCTCGATGATGAATTAAAAGAGTTCAGAATCAGGAATGTAGTGCTGCCGACCGTTAAAGAAATCATCGTGGCAAACGCTATGTTTGAGCAAGGTGTGTATCAGAAAACTATTTGTCACTCAGGTCAACCGTCACTTTCCAAGGTTGTAACCAATTGCGACAAACGTAACATTGGTTCAAACGGTGGATTTGGATATCGTTCACACTTCGATGATGTAGATATCAGTCTTATGGACAGCGCCTTGTTAGCGCATTGGCTTTGTGCAACAGCGAAGCCAAAGAAAAAACAAAAAATCAGTTATTAAACTAAAAGTCACTGCTTATGTAGTGGCTTTTTTTAATAAAAAAAATTACTGTACGCGCAGGTTAACGCGGAGAAAGGAGGCATTAATATGCCTGAATTTAAAACAATTGAAACACAAGAAGAACTAGACCGAATCATTGGCGAACGACTCGCTCGTCAGAAAGAGAAGTATGCCGGATTAGAGAAGTTTGAATCTCGTGTGAAGGAATTGGAAAAAACGAATTCTGAGTTACTAGCAACAATCGACAGCAACAGCAAACTACTAGCTGAGAAAGACGAATTTATTAGCGCTAAAGAGTCTGAATTAGCAGAAGTTAACCAAGTTGTTGAGAAGTTCAAAGGAACACAGCTTCGTACACAAATTGCATTGCGAAACGGTCTTCCTTATGAATTGGTAGACAGATTACAAGGTAGCGACGAAGAGAGCTTGCAAGCCGATGCGGAACGTTTATCTGCATTTATCAAACCAAAACCAGTCGCTCCACTGAAAGATGTTGAGCCAGTCGTAGGTGATGACAGAACGACAGCAATGCGACAAATGTTACAACAATTAAATCAATAGAAAAGAGGAAAAATATATGACAACATTACAAGCAGGAACATTATTTAAACCAGAATTGGTTAAAGAATTAATTTCAAAAGTACAAGGAACATCAGTATTAGCTCAGTTATCAAAACAAACACCAATCCCATTTAACGGAACAGAACAATTTATCTTCAATTTAGAAGGAGCTGCTCAAATTGTTGGAGAAGGTAAAAAGAAAGAAGCAGGAGAAGCTAAAATTGAATCTGTAATCATCAAACCTTTAAAATTCGTTTACCAAGCGCGTATTTCAGACGAATTCTTACGTGCTTCTGAAGAAAAACAAATTGAATATATGTCATTGTTTACCGATGGTTTTTCTAAAAAAATCGCTCAAGCGTTCGACATTGCAGCTTTGCATGGAGTAGAGCCAAAAACATTAACGGATGCAACTTTTAAAGCTACTAACTCATTTGATGGTTTAGTGACAACTAATGTCGTAACTTATGCAGAAGCTAAAATTGATGAAAATATTGAAGATGCCATTCAGACGGTTATTGCGACTGATAATGATGTGACAGGTATTGCTATGTCACCAGTTTCAGCTCGAGCAATGTCTAAACTTAAAGACAAAAACGATATTTCAAGATACCCTCAATTCAGTTTTGGCGGAAAACCAACAGAATTCGCTGACCATACATTGCAAATTAACAAAAACTTGGCAAAACAAGGCGGTACTTTAGAAAAAGACCATGTAATTGTAGGAGATTTTGAAAATCGCTTCAAATGGGGATACGCTGAAAACATGCCTTTAGAAATCATCAAATATGGTGACCCAGACGGAACTGGTCGTGACTTAAAAGCTTATAACGAAATCTGCTTACGTGCAGAAGCTTTTATCGGCTGGGGAATTTTAGATGCAACAGCATTCGCTCGAGTTAAAGAAGCGTAGGAGGTAATTTATGCCAACTTATCGAAATGTAAACAATGGAGTAGAAATTTCAGTAGAAAGTGAACTTTCTGGAGATTGGGAACTCGTCGAAGAAAAGAAAACTAAAGCTAAACCGAAGAAAGAAGCAAAGGATGATGAATAATGGACTCATTTGCGACTTTAGACGATTTACAGCGACTATGGAAACGACTACAACCGTCTGAACTTGATAGAGCGAAGGCGCTTCTTGCCACTGTATCTGACATGCTGAGGGAAGAGGCTCGTCGCTATGGGAAAGACTTAGACAATATGGTTGTAGAGCGTTCTAGTTATGAGAACGTGGTTAAGTCTGTAGTAGTTGATATTGTAGCTCGTACATTAATGACTTCTACAGAACAAGAGCCGATGACCCAATTCAGCCAAAGCGCTCTAGGTTACTCAGTGAGTGGCTCGTATCTCGTTCCTGGTGGTGGTATCTTCATCAAAAATGCAGAATTGAAACGATTAGGCTTCACTAAGCAACGGATTGGAGTGATAGAATTCTATGATTAAAGGAATTACTGTCACATTAGTAGATCGTGTTAAAACTGGTGAAGATGAAATGGGTGCTGCAACATACGATGATGTAGAAATTCAGGTAGAGAATGTTTTAGTTTCTCCTACTGAAGCTACTGACATCATTAACCAGGTTCAACTGTATGGAAAGAAAGCAGTGTATACACTCGGAATTCCTAAAGGAGATACTCATAATTGGAAAGATAGGGAAGTTAAATTCTTTGGGGAAACATTTCGAACATTCGGACCAGTTGTAGAAGGAATTGAATCTATGGTACCAACTGCCTGGCACAAGAAAGTGACGGTAGAAAGATATGAGTAGCTCATTTAAATTCAAGTTAAACACAAAAGGTGTTGGTGAATTTTTAAAATCTGAGTCTGTTCGGAAGATGATTAGTGAACGAGCCAACGAGATTGCTAGTCGAGCAGGAACTGGATATGAAGCAGATACTCAAATCGGTCAGAAACGTGCCACAGGACGAGTTAAAGCTGCTACAGTTAAAGCTAAAAAGGATAATAAGAAAAACAATACACTATTGAAGGCGGTGAGAGGTTGATAGAAATTGAAATTAGAAAATTCATGACAGCTAAGTTGGAATGCCCAGTTGTATTCGAGCTTGCACCTAAGATGCCAGATAAATTTGTATTAATTCAAAAAACAGGCGGCTCTAAGCGTAATAAATTATTAGCCTCTACATTTGCTTTCCAATCTTACGGAAAGTCGATGTATGAGGCTTCTTTGTTGAACGAAACTGTAAAAGAAGTAGTTGAACAGTTAGTCGAATTAAACGACGTATCTGATGTTAGCTTAAACAGCGATTACAACTACACAGATACAGAATCAAAAAAATACAGATATCAAGCAGTGTTTGATATCAGACATTATTAGAAATGAGGGAAAAATATGGCAGATAAAAACAACGCGAGTAATGTAACTGCAGCTAAGCCTAAGATTGGTGGAGCTATTTACATGGCACCAAAAGGAACAGAATTACCTACTGACGCAGAGACAGCATTAGATACTCAGTTCCAAAACTTAGGTTTCGTATCTGAAGACGGTTTAGAAAATGCTAACAGTGCATCGTCTGAAAACGTTAAAGAGTGGGGCGGTTCAATCGTAAACACAATGTTGAAAGAAAAAGAGGACAAATTCAAGTTCACTTTAATTGAAGCATTAAACTTACACGTATTGAAATTAATTTACGGTGAAAAGAACGTAACTGGGACTTTAGAAACAGGAATCACTATTAAATCTAAATCAGAAGATTACGAAGAAAAATCATTCGTAGTGGATATGGTTCTTAAATCAGGAGTTATTAAACGTATGGTACTGCCACTTGCTAAAGTGTCAGAAGTAGGTGACGTTAAATACGCTGGTGGAGAAAACATCGGTTATGAAACTACACTATCAGCGTTCCCTGACGGCGACGGAAACACTCACTATGAATACATTAAGAAAGTAGGTTAATTATGATTAAAGGGAAAACATCTTCCGGATTTAAATTCCAAATCAATGAAAGCACAATTAACGATGACTATGAACTATTAGAACTACTTGTAGAGTTAGAAGAGAATCCTCTTCTAATTTCTAAGGTCGTTCGAAAAGTTCTAGGCCCTGCTGCAGCGGCTGCATTAAAAGATCATGTACGAGATGAAAATGGATGTGTACCCATTCAGAAAATGAATGACGAAATTACTGAAATTTTCACACAGGCTAAAGCCTTAAAAAAATAATGGCCCTTGCAAGAATGATTGTGACTGATGAAGATGCTTTAATTTGCGATTTAGCAGAAACTTATCATATCTATGACTATCGTCGGCTACCGGTTCTCTCGGTGGCCGTTTTTTCTTTAGGTTTAAGACAAAACTCAAGAATTAAGATGATCATGTCTGGAAATAGAATCACGTTAGAAGAGTCTCTACTAGCTTGTGCTGTTGATAGATTAAGCATACTAGCATGGCAGAAGACGAAAGACGGTTCAAAAGGTACTAATGTACCTCAATCGATTCTAGAAAAATTACTAGGTATAGATGAGCGCAAATCAGAGTCAGATACTCAGACATTTAGTTCGGGCGAGGAGTTCTTAAGAGAAAGAAATAGATTATTAGGGAAGGAGGAAACTTAATGGCAACAGAATTAGGTACTGCTTATGTTCAGATAATCCCATCGGCTGATGGAATCAAAGGAATGATTGAGAAGGCTATGGGAACAGAAGTAGTCGGAGCCGGAGACAAAGCTGGTCAAGGTTTTATGAAGAGCTTTGCTGGAACAGTTACTAAGATGATTGCTGCAATTGGTATTGGGAAAGTTATTAAGGACACCTTATCTTCTTCATTAAACGAGGGGGCAGCACTTCAACAATCTCTCGGTGGTATTGAGACTTTATTCAAAGGCAGTGCCGATATCGTTAAGGGATACGCTAAAGAAGCGTATAGGACATCAGGATTATCTGCTAACGCGTATATGGAATCCGTAACAGGATTTAGTGCAAGTCTATTGCAGTCGCTCGGTGGGGATACTGGGAAGGCTGCAGAGATAGCAAACATGGCAATGATTGATATGTCTGACAATGCTAACAAGATGGGTACATCGATGGAAAGCATTCAATTCGCATATCAAGGATTTGCTAAGCAGAACTACACCATGTTGGACAATTTAAAGCTCGGATATGGTGGTACTAAAGAAGAAATGCAACGTCTTCTTACTGACGCTCAGAAACTCACTGGAGTTAAATACGATATCAATAACTTATCTGATGTCTATCAAGCAATCCACGCGATTCAAGAAAACTTAGACATTACCGGAACAACCGCAAAAGAAGCATCTACTACATTTACCGGTTCATTTGCATCCATGAAGGCTGCAGCGCAAAACGTGCTTGGAAATATGGCGCTTGGAGAGGACTTAACACCGTCGCTTGAAGCGTTAAAAGAAACCGTTAAAACGTTTGTTTTCGGAAACTTCATTCCACTGCTAAAAAATGCGGTTAAAGCAATTCCGGAAGTGTTAGGATTCGCAATCAAAGAAGGATTAACAGCTATCTTCGGTGAATCTACCACACAAGCGATTATCAATAACCTATCTACAGCATTCCAAAATATTAAGAGTGCAGTAGGTGGTATCGGTGACTTGTTTGGAGGCTTTATTGACAAATTAAAAGGCATTCTTGGAATAAGTGGAGATGTAGGAGAACTAGGTACAGCATTCGAAGGCATTACTGGTGCTATTAGCACAGTAACTGACTGGATTAAGCAGTTTGTAGACTGGATTAACCAAACACCAGCCGCAGTCGATTCTGTAACAGCAGTGTTAGCAGGATTGACAGCAGGATTTGTCGCTTTAAAAGTTGTAGATACTGTTAAGAGTGCAATTGATGGATTCAAAACTGGTTTAACTGCTGCTAAAGGTGCAATGATTGTATTTAACGCAATTGTTTCCGCTAATCCATTTACTGCATTAATTGTAGGGGTTACTGCTGTAGTAGCTGCATTAACATGGTTCTTTACTCAAACAGAAACAGGAAAGGCTATTTGGCAAGGATTTACAGAATTCCTGTCTAGCGCATGGACTTCTATTTCAAGTTTCTTGATTGATACTTGGAATAACATTGCCCAAACAGCAACTGCTATTTGGGAAGGTATTGTAAGTGTAGCTACAGCCATTTGGAGTGCAATCACTGGCGCAATTATGGCAGTGGTTCAACCATTTATCGACGCATTCATGGGCCTATGGAACGGAATGAGTTCAGGAATCTCTCAAATATTTGATGGATATGTTACATACTTAACTGGAGTATGGGAAGTTATCAAATCAGTATTCCTTGGAGCAATCTTAATTATCATTGATTTAGTGACACTTAATTTCGGTCAATTAGGAACGGATTTAGGTGCTATTTGGGATGGAATCTCGAACGGAATCTCAATGATGTGGGACGGAATTACTTCAATATTCTCTGGAGCTATAGACGCTATCGTTGGAGGTGTTCAAGCCACATTTAATGGAATGGCTGAATTCTTAAGCGGTTTATGGGACGCTATTTCTGGTGCAGCTATTGCAGGTTGGAACGGATTAGTATCTGGTGTGCAAGGGATTATCGATGGATTAGTATCTGGAGCGCAAGCCGCTTGGGACGCTATGTCTAACGCTGTTTCTAGCTTAGTTTCTGGAATTACTGGAATATTCGACAAATTGTGGAACATCGACTTAGGTGCTGCAGGTCAAGCTATCATGGATGGCTTTCTCGGTGGATTGAAAGCTGCTTGGGGAGCTGTTACAGACTTCGTTGGAGGAATTGCGAACTGGATTCGAGACCATAAAGGGCCAATCGAGTATGATAGAAAATTATTAATCCCAGCAGGTAACGCCATCATGGGAAGTTTAGACCAAGGATTACAAGAGAAATTTAAGGATGTCAAACAAACGGTTGGAGGAATGGCTGATGAAATTTCAGATGTATTTTCAGGAGATAACATGGATCTGAATTCCTCTGTATCCCTTACTAAAACCTTTGAGACACAATTGGCTATGCCGTCAACCCAATTTGAGGCCCATGAGAGTAAAACCGTGTCTGAGATAGCGAATCTGAGAGCGAGTATGGAGAGAATCCTTACTGCTATCCTTGAGAAGCCGTCAGATACTTATCTGGACGCTGATAAAATTTCAATGAGCGTCTACCAGCGCCAAGGTGCTATTTACGCTAGGGAGGGAATTTAATGGAATACATGATTATCAATGGTTTCAACACTTCAACTATTCCTAACTGTGTGGTGACTGATTTTGGCGATGTGGAGGCTGCTAAACCTAAAGTTTCAGAAACAGTTACCCTTTTTGGGGTCAACGGGGATTATCGCGTCTTGGACGGTGCTTATGAAAGTTACGAGAGGACTTTTGTATTTTACCTACCAAGGACGGTAAATCCGTCTCAAATCGTTGAGAGATTTCAACCAAATGATAATACGCTAGAGTTTAGCTACCAACTAGGCTCTTTATTTTATGCTGATTTCGTCAGTGCAAAATACAATCCACAAGGTATGTATGGATGGAAATTAGAAATTAAGTTGAGTATGCAACCTTTCCGCTATCAGAAAGATGTTGTCCCTTTGGTCTTCACTGCAAGTGGCAATATCAACAATCCAGGCTCTGTCTATAGTGAGCCTGTGATTGAAATTGAGGGAGATGGAGATATTTCTTTGACTATCGGACGGACAACCATGCACTTGACCATTAGACAAAAAGTGACCATTGATTGTAGGCATAAGAAGCAGAATATCTACAATGCAGAAGGCGCGGTTCAAAACACTCTACGTAAGCGTGGAGGCTTCTTTGAATTGGCAGTTGGTAATAACGGTCTGGTCTTTACTGGTGCAGTTCGTAAGGTCACAGTTCGCCCGAATTGGAGGTATATCTTATGATTTATCTTACAGACGGCAATACGCCTTTAAACGAGGCTTACAATGACGAAATCGTCCAAGAACGGAACAATACTTATCAATTAACGTTTCGATTTCCTACATCAGACCCCAAGTGGGAATTGCTAAAAGAGGAAACTTTTTTGACTGCAGATGACCTACATGGTGAGCAAGATTTTTATATTTTTGAGGTTGAGAAGAAGCATGGCTATATTCATGTCTATGCTAACCAAGTATTCACTCTCTTGAATAACTATGTGGTCAATTCTATCTCTTTGGATAGAGTGACTGGTTCGACTGCTTTAAGTCGATTTGCTGGAAGCATTACTCGTGACAATCCATTCTCATTTTTCTCTGACATTGAAGATAGACACACCTTCAACACTGATACTAAGAACGCTATGGAAGCATTGACCAAGGATAAACATTCTATTCTTGGTCAGTGGGGTGGTGATTTAGTCAGACATGGGTATCAAGTACGATTACTTAAAAATGGCGGTTCGGAAAACGAATCGCTTTTTATGTACAAAAAGAACCTGTCTAGCTACCAACATAAGACCTCAACCAAGTCTTTAAAAACTCGGATAACCTTTAAAACAACTGTTAAAGGTGAGGGAGAAAAGGCGCCTGACGTTGATTATGTGGTAGTGATTGATAGCCCATTACTTGGAAAATACAGCCAAATCTATGAAGCAGTTGTTGAAGTCAATGATCAGAACGTCAAAGACAGAGATAGCTTGATTGAATACGGTAAGCAGTATTTTCGGGCAAGCATGTGTGACATGCTAGAAGATAACCTTGAAATATCGGTTGTCGGTCAGAGCGATGTTGCAGTTCGGATGTTCGATGTGGTCAGTATCTATCACGAAGAGTACGATTTTGATGTTCGTAAGAAAATTACGAAATATACTTACTCTCCAATGGCTAAACGTCTGAAATCAATTGGTTTTGGGACATTTCAGTCTAGTCTGGCGAATGCAATCAGTGGGATTGTAAACGATGCCGTTTTGAATGAAACTCGAAATTTGAATCAGATTTTTGATGAACGTTTGAAAAAAGAAATCGCAAATGCAGACCGTGCGTTTGACGCTGAGTTCGCCAAACGTGAAAAAGCTATCATAGATGCCATAGAGGAATACAAGGCCAAAGCCGAAGAGTTTGGAGCTAAAATCCATGATGAAATGGAAAAAGAGCGTCCTGAGTTCGTGAAGCGTATCCGTGAAGAGTTGATGAGTGGCGCAGACTCAATTGCTGAATTAAGTAAGAAATTAGAACAGGTCAGCGAGACCGCAAGAATCAACGCTGGTCTAATTGGTGGTGATGGAACCGCTAAGTATAACAAGAACCGCCTCAATGGTAGTACAGCTAAGAAAATAGCCTACGGTACTGATTTTGTCGAAGTCGGACACAATGGTGAAGGCTTTGAACTAGGGAAGCAGTACGTTATTAGTTGGTCCGCAACATGTACGGTTTACGGAAAAACGGACGTGACTGTAATCATAAACAAAACACCATTTTACGGTGGTCATGTTCGTTTTGTACCTACAAATTCTCCTTTACCAGAGATTGACAAAGACTTAATCCAAAAAGAGGAACAGGTATTGGCGGTTTACAACGGAACTTATCGCTTGTTATTCACAGGTGACTGGTATCAGAACTCAGAGCAATCCATTATGGTTGATAATCGAACAAATCGATTTGAGTTTGAACCTGTCTATAAAACGATTGCGGACGGTCAAAGTTCAATATATGACGGAAGTTGGAGCGAGTCTCCGACATTAATATTTGATGGAGGTAGAACATGACGGAAACAATTCCAATTAGGGTACAACACAAGCGTATGTCAGCGAGCGATTGGGCAAATAGCCCTCTTGTTCTGCTCGATGGTGAGTTAGGTGTTGAGAGCGACACAGGCAATGTAAAGGTCGGGAACGGGCGTGACCGATTCTCAGCCTTACAGTATCTAACAGGACCAAAAGGCGACAAAGGTGAGCGCGGTGAAACGGGTCCAAAAGGCGCGGACGGAGTTATGCGATTCGAGGAGCTGACAAGTCAACAGAGAGAATCGTTAAAAGGCGCTCAAGGTCCAGTAGGGCCAGTAGGACCCCCAGGGCCGATGGGGCCAGAGGGACCAATAGGAAGGCAAGGGCTAAAAGGAAACGATGGACCTCGTGGAGAACGTGGGCCTATCGGTTTAACTGGCCCACAAGGTATTCAAGGTCCGCCAGGTCCAGTAGGGCCCCCAGGACCTAAAGGGTCGAATGGCGAGCCTGGTGCAAACATTATAAATCAAAATGGCGGACAACCGTTGAAATATTGGGCAGGAACAAAGACCCAATACGACGCAATACCTAATAAAGACGCTAATACCATCTATGATATTTATACAACATAGGAGGGAATATGGAACGAGAAGGAATTTATGTAGGTAACAAGGAAGTTACACAGCGATACATCGGTGCAAGGCTTGTTTGGGAGCAAATAAAACTGTTATTTAGTGGTAACGTAGCAATAACTTACGTTAGGAACAATAGCCAAATAATTCTTAATATGGATTTTTCGCAAAATAAAATAAAGGCCGTTGAGATAAGCGGGCAAAACATTTCATTGTCTAGCGTCGAAAATAAACAGGATAAAACTTATATAACTTTCAACGAGTCCGTTGCGAAATTCGAACAAAAAACTGGATTTAACCAATACCGAAGTTATTACGGTTCAATTCCTGTAAAAATTTATGGGAGGTAACAAATGGACATCACAATTCAAAACGTTCGTGCGCCTGCTTTGGAGCATAACGGTCGATATTACAAAGTATTTCAACCACAGACGCGCGATGAACTGCTGAAACTTCATCACATGGGGTGTGCGGGAGATACAGTGCTAACGGACATCCAGCTGGAGCAAGGGGATTTCCCTACCAGTTTTGTGGAACCAACTATTACACAGCGTACTTTATCGGGGCTATTTAAGGATATGCGTTCTATCGAACTGGAATTGAGAGACCAAAATAGTACGCTTTGGAGCAAAATCCAGAAAAGCAATCAAGGAGCGTTGACTCAATTCTTCGATACGAATATTAAGAGTGCGATTGCACAAACTGCTAAAGAAATAAGGCAGGAAGTTCGAGACGCTTCTAACAGTGCGAGAGTTCAAGTGACATCGCAAGGTGTAACCATTGGTTCTACTACATTAACTGGTGAACAGTTAGCCTCTACCATTGCCACAAGCCCTAGAGGGGTGGACATCATTGCTCAAGAAACGAGAGTTAAGTCTAACATGATTGTGGACGGCGCGATAACTGCTAGCAAGATAGGCGCAGGGGCGATTACCGCAAACGCATTAGATGTTGGTTCAGTTACGGCAGACAAAGTTAAATTCGATACTGCTTTCATTCAAAGACTAGTATCGCAACAGGCTTTTGTCGATGAGCTATTTGCAAAACAAGCGACGATTACAAAAATACAAAATGTTGATTTCACGGGGAACAACATTAAAGGCGGTCTCATTTCCTCTTTAAACGGAAATACTACCTTTGATTTACAATCAGGATGGATTGATATGAACGCTCAAGGAGTCGGGATTAGAAATCGATTCCCTAATCGTCCGCTACAATATCTAGTATTCGGTTCTGGTAATATCAACGGGGTTGAAGGCTCTTACACTGCTCTATTGAGTAATCGAAACGGGTTTCAAACGTTTGACCACACTAGCGCAGGTCTTCAAATCTGGAATGGACGAAGCGGAAGTAATGTTCAAAGTGCTATTAATATGTACGGGAAAATAATTTCGTTTAATCTAAGTGCGCAACAGGGATTAAAAGAAATAACTGTAGATACGAGTACACACACTATTTCAGGCGTTGACGAAATTGTTATTCAAGGCGTTCGATTATCGTACATTTTAAATGACATTTACGACAATTTTAGAAATCTCGGAGCAGTGGCTGGAAATTACAGTCGAGGTTATTACTCAAAATGGAAATAACGGAGGGCAAAATGAACACACAAGACAAAATTATCAACGATTTAGCGATTCAGTTGGCAAATAAAACGATTGAGTGCGCAAATTATAAAGCTTTATATGAAGAAGCTTTAGAAAAAAACCAACAACTACAATCAGATAAAGAAAAGGAAGAATGATATATGACTTTTAAAATCATCAACAAATATTTACAAGAAAATAACCGTACATTCGTTGCAATTCGTCAAGAAAATCCTTATACGGCATTTGACCGTGTTTTAATTGGCGACCGTGTTAACGAGTCAGACGAGGAATTAATTAAGGCAGTCATTGGACAAGTGACTACTGAGTTCAATCCAGCTGATGGAGTGAATAAGCTTCAAGAAGATTTGCATAAGCAAGCTGAAAGTTACGAAGAAAAACTTGCCGAAAAAGATGCAAAAATTGCGGATGTAAAAGCCGTGGCAGATTGGGCTGTATTGGCTCGCGTTACTGACACAGATAATCCGCTAGACCCGACTGTGTTCAAACGTGGGCTTGAATTGATTGACTTAGGGAAGGCTGGTAAGACTTACCAATCGCAAGAAATTTTCACTATTGAAAATCCTAATCACGTTGAAAAATATCAAGAGGGCAAACGTGTAATGATTCAAGTAAATGAAGCGTTCACTTACCAAGGCGAAACGCTTGAACAACTAGCAACACTTGAACAAAACGGCAAGCTAGGCATCTGGAAGTGGACAGAGCCTAAAGAGCTAAAGTCAAGCGATAACGTTGAGGCCATGTAATTATGATGCCGAGTGACATCGAACTAAGAATTTTAAACGATCATCTTCAATCATTGTTTAAAAGTCCTTACATTCAGATTTTGCTTTGGTTAGTATTCTTTGATATCGTATCGGGATACATCAAAGCCTTTAAATTAAAGAAATTCGATAGCAAGACTAGTACAAACGGATTGCTACGACATTTCTTTGTGGTAGCTGTAGTGATGGTTATCGCGCTATATGCACGCGCGCTTGGTCATCGAGAACTTGGAATTACAGCTTGTTTATTCTTTATCATTAGTTACATCGGTTCACTTATGGAAAACTGGGAGGCTCTTGGTCTACCATTTCCAGAAGCAATGAAACCGTACATTAATCAAATGAGACGGAATCAAGAAAATAAAATAAAAAAATTAATTGAGAAAGAGGTAGAGAAATATGATGATTAACTGGAGAGTACGTATTTTAAACAAAACATTTTGGATTACATTAGTGCCAGCATTAGCTTTACTGCTGCAAACATTCTTAGCTGTATTCAATATTAAATTGGAGTTAGGAGAAACAATCGATAAATTATTAGTATTTATCAATGCTCTGTTTGCAGTATTTGTAATTGTGGGTGTCGTTAATGATCCAACAACTGCCGGAGTAAGTGATAGCACTCGTGCAATGACTTACGAACGTCCAAATAATCAATAAAATTATTAGGCAGCTACATAGTGGCTGCCTTTTTCATTGGAGGAAATATGAAAAAAATCAAAAGGGATGTCAGTCTTACTACTAAGGTTCGAAATAATATGAATCGCATCCAGGACGAATTCTATTCTCACGATACTAATAGTGCAGTAATCGAATTAACAATGGACAGGACTGATTTAAAGAAAGTAATTGTGTTATTTCATTTTCAACGTTCCAATAGATTCCTGGAAGTAATTGGGAACGTAACAGGAAATGTAGTAGAAGTGCCGTTTGATACTAGCTTAATTACTGTTGATGAAACAGTAACTGGATATGTTTACATCGAAAAAGTAGTACAATCTGCTGATGTTTGCAAATTTTCATTTGGTGTGCGTGTATCTGAAATTGATAAACACAAAGATTTACCAGTTATTGAGAAAGATAGTAAGCGAATCGTTGCAATCACTGAGATTGTAACAAAAGCGGAATTACAAGAAGCATTAAGCAATATTCATGTGGAAGGTGCAAGATATGACGATTCAGAAATTTTGAAACGTCTACAAGCACTTGAAGCTACTCCAAAATTAGACACTAGCGTATTCGCAACCAAATCGGAACTTAAAAACATTTCGTTAACTCCTGGACCAAAAGGAGACAAAGGAGACCCAGGACCTCAAGGAGCTACTGGAGAAAGAGGACCTAGAGGCGAACAAGGTTTGCAAGGACTTCCTGGTGAAAATGGTCGTGATGGAATGCCTGGTCCAAAAGGAGAGGCTGGACCTCGTGGAGAACGTGGGGAGCAAGGTCCTCCTGGGCCTCAAGGTTTACAAGGTATTCAAGGGCCTATTGGACCTCAAGGTTTGCAAGGAGAACGAGGACAAGACGGACAGAGAGGGGAACGTGGGGAACAAGGACCAATCGGACAAACTGGCCCTACTGGTCCTCAAGGTCCAATCGGATTGACTGGTCCTAAAGGTGCGGACGGTGTAGGCATTCCTCAAAAGCTAACTTTAAACGGAAACACGCTTATTTTGTCAGACGGTGGAGGCTCGGTAACTTTACCAGAAACCAGTCAAAATGCTTCAACTTCGTCTAGCGAACTTATTGGGACTGGTATGCCGAATGGTAAAGTAGAAGGCAAACTAGGTCAAACTTATGTTGACACAGCTAAAACAAATGGTGCACTGAAATGGATTAAACGCACACATTCAGGTAACACTGGTTGGGCGGTATTAGATGGAGATACTGGTTGGAAAACCCTAAATACAGCTTCTAAACTCGGTAATTCATACGTAAAAGCACGAAGAATTAATGATATTGTGCAATTACAATTTGGCGGTTTGCAATGGGGTTGGTTCGGTATTGTTCGTCGTGGTGGGCTTGGATTCGTGGTGCATCCCGGAAACCGTGAAAAAAAAGTTTTCATCTTAACAAATGGTCAAATGCCTTATGGTTACCGAACAGCCACTTCGTTAATCGGACCAATATATAACGACGATGGAGTACCTTACGGTACATGGTATCTTGGGGGTTACGGAGACGCAAACCACTTACGTTTTCAATTCTTAGACCCTATACCGGCAGACAAAGACATCAGCGACATCAGGGTTTCTAATATAAGTTATTTTACAGACGACCCTTGGCCATTAACATAGCCATAATTAAAAGGAGGAATTTTTATGTTTACTTTAGCGCAAGCAATCAATTATGTAAGAAATTTAGCAGACAACAACATTGGTGTTAACTTTGACGGGTGGTACGGTTGGCAATGTTGGGATTTAGTAGCAAAAGTAATGTATGAAGCTACTGGGAAAGTAGTTAATGGAAATGCTATTAATTTACCTGAATCTGCTGAAGCTCAAGGACTTAATGTTATTCAAGAAGGTCCGGGAGTTATCGCAAAAGCTGGTGACATCTTTGTAATGGATGTTCCAGGTTCGCCTTATGGGCATACTGGTGTAGTAATCGAAGATAGTGATGGCTACACTCTTAAGACTATCGAACAGAACGTAGATGGGAACTGGGACTATCTAGAAAACGGTGGCCCTGCTCGTTATCGTACACGCTCATACGCAAATATGGTCGCCTTTATTCGTCCAGATTATGCTGCAGGCTCAGAGACTTCTCATCAGCCAAGCGGTTGGATTGAAGATGAAAAAGGATGGTGGTATAAAAACGATGACGGGTCTTACCCTAAATCAAAATGGAAAAAGATTAATGGAAGTCACTTCCGATTTGATGACAATGGCTATGCTCTTGAAAATACTTGGTACCAAGATGCTGAAGGTTTATGGTATTGGTTAAAGCCAGGAGGGTTCATGGCTGTAGGTTGGCAAAACATCAATGGCAAATGGTACTTCTTCAATAACGTTGGAGAAATGCAAACAGGATGGATTCAGTATTTTGACAAGTGGTACTATTGCACAAACGAGAACGGAGACATGGTATCTAAGGAAGTCCGTAAGATTGGTGATAAATTCTACTACTTTAAAGAAAATGGTGATATGTTAGATCGTGCTGCTGTATATGTAGATGAAAGTGGCGCAATCCATTTCCAAGAATAAAAAATGAGCCTACCTTAATTGGTAGGCTTTATTTTTTTGCAATTTTTCTCAAATTATTTTTAAAAAAGTGTTGACAATATATGCCACATGGTATATAATATAATTGTAAGGAGGTGAGGGAATGGAAGAAAAAATCACAACTCTAGTAGCGATCGTTGGAATTGCGGTTGCAATATCAAAAGAGGCTAGAGAGTGGTACAAAGCCACAAAAAAAGAAAAACGACAAAACCCAACACGCAAAAGAAGGATATGACGTTTTTCAAGAGGGGAAGGATAACTTCCCTCCCCTCAATTATATATTAAGTAGAAAGAGGAAATCAAGATGAAACATATAATAATTATTATCGTAGTCGCTTTGATTGTATTGTATGCAGGAGGAAATAAGAACGACAATTAAACAGGAAGAATAAACACAGAAGTTTAGGAGGGCATTATGTTAAGAGCGGATGAAGAAAAAATAGTATGGTTATTTGAGAATTATTCAGGATATCGAATTGCAAAAGAGAGCGGCGTTTCACAGCCACTCATTGCAAGATTAATCAATGGAACTAGAGAATTGAAAAACGTTTCGTTTGAAACGGCAAGCAAACTAACTGAATGCGCAGAGAGGTTTATAAGCGATGACTTTAAACGATAAAAGCGGGCTAGTGATAGCTCGCTTTTTGTTCCGTATTTGTTCCGTGAAAGTAGAAAACGTATGATATGACATGATACAGAAACGCTGTTATTATAAGGATATGAAGCGATGTGAAACGTTATGAAACGTTAAGAAAAGCACCTCTTCTCCTTAAAAGTTGCTTATATATCAACGTTTTTAGAGGTTTTGTTCCGTATTTGTTCCGTGGACTAAAATCTCTTTTATTTTTTTTGCCTCAGAAATCTTCATCTCATCCAGAATGTGAGAGTAAGTTTTGAGAGTGATATTAGCATCAGAATGGCCAAGCCTTCTGCTGATAGTTAGGAGCTGCACACCTTGAGAGAGAAGTATGCTCGCATGAGTATGCCGTAGCGCGTGGAATGTAACCATTTTATCGATTTTAGCACGCTTAAGAGCGTGTGTAAGGCTGTGATTCACTCCGTTATTAGAAACACGTTCAAACACGCTGCTTGAGTCTCTAGGCAGCGTGTCTAATATGTCTAATAATTTACGAGGAACATCTATTATGCGATTAGCATTCTTTGTCTTTCCATCCGTATACTTGTTTGTATGCAGATAATCAAAACCTTTCTCGATGTGTATCTGTTCTTTTTCAAAATCTATACAATCCCATGTTAAACCTAGGCATTCTCCAAACCTTGCACCAGTGTACATAGATGTAAGTATGATGTATCTGCTTGTCATGCTTGTATCAATCCCATCAAGCACTGCTGCCTCTAATCTTCTGAACTCATCCAAACTCAAGAACTTCATATTATCTTCTTTGGCATCCTTACCTTTTAGGACTACTCCAAGTGTTGGATCTATGAGGATAATTCTAGTCTGGATAGCATGCCTAATACATGCTTTAATGTATGAGTGATACTTCTTCACAGTCGCTTTAGTTCTGATAGATGAGAGATAGTTTAGAAATTGCTGATAGTTTTCATGATTAACATCCTTCATCCTTGGATTGTATTCTTTTTTAAGCACTTTGATAATCGTTTCTATTTGCTTGGAGCTTCCTACGGAAATAGTATCGTCTTTGTATAGCTTCTTCCAATAGAGCATATAATCTGATAGATTCATGCGCTCTTTGGCAAAGTCTTTTCCCTGCAGCAGCTCATTCTCACGTAGGATGGAAGCATCCTTTGCTTCTGCCTTTGTTTTAAATCCACTTTGAGATACAGCTTTTTGCTTTCCGTTATCGTGATAATAGACTTTGTAAGCCCATGTTTTGCCACGCTTATAAATGCTTGCCATAGTTTACCATCCTTTCTAATTGTGGTAAAATAGGGCATATTAAAGAGCCCTATTTTAGGGTGATTTTTGAACTGCACCACACTGTATCCGCCAAGATTCATAGTGTGGTGTTTTTTTATTTATACTATTGGTGTTTTAAATACATTATCGCAAGTTCTTAATCCATCGATATGTAATGATAGATTATCTTTAATATGAGCTCCTAAAGGATCTAATATGAAATCAATTCCTTCTCTACGAGCTAACTTAGCTGCTGGAACAAAATCACTGTCACCAGCAATTAAAATAATTTTGTCAACTTGTTTTTTAAAAGCTAGTTGTGCAATATCTAATCCAATACGCATATCTACACCTTTTTGCTCTAAATTTAATTCAAAATCTGTTGAATCTAAGTCATCAACAGATTTAGAGCCATTCATAATTTTTTTAGTGGAATCGTACTTTAAATTATAATGAACAGTATTTTCACTCAATTCCCCTAAACGAAGAGCTACCTTTCGTTTTCTACTTAATTCATAAAAAAAATCTATCGTCCATGATTTAGTGTCACTTCTTGAAAAATCAACAACAGTTTTTAATACGGGATGAAAGACTTGTTTATCTATTGGTGGACAGTCATAATAGAATATTCTATACAAATCATGGTGTACTTCTTTTTTAAAGACATTTTCTTTTAAATGTCGATTACAATAACTGTATAATTCCGTAGCCCTATCTTTGGCACTAATATTTCCAAAAGCCTTCATAGCTTTTTTTCTGTAATATCCACCATCAACTAAAATTGCTACTTTCATAAAAAAACTTCCTTTCTGCATAAAAAAACTCTTGATTTCGGCAATCCCCTTATGATGGGGTGTCTACTCTCAAGAGATGGTTTACTTTTAATATGTGTAAAGTATACCTCTTTTAAGAGTGTATTGTCAACAATAAAATTGTTATTTTTTTATTTAACGTTTCATAGCGTTACTTAACGTTGCATTTTTATCTATTTTTGATTTCTATATATAGAAATACTCGTATAGAATCACGCGAAAGTCGCGCGATTAATTATCGTTATTTATAGCATAATATCAACATTTTAGAGAAATTCCGCTTTTATAATCACGCGAAAATCACTTTAACCCTAAAAGTTTAAAAATATCAAATGAAGTTTTACGATACACTTTGTTATATACCGCTTTTTTAGGATTTCTAAACAACCCAATACCTTTTTTCCCATATCCTGGAATAATAGCCTTTTTAATCTGTCTCTTCCATTTAGAAGTAGTACGTGCTTTAAGCATTTTCTTCCAGCTTGGCTTTCTTAATCCGAATTTCATAAATAATTCTCCCTTACCATTTAATAATATTCTCTCATTTCTTCCTTAACTCCGTAAGCAGCAATTAACTTATCGAATGTATCTGGAATATCTTGATACTGTTCTTGATAGAGCAGCAGCATTAATTCTGTTGCAAATTTATTAGCTTCTAGCTCTAATTTACCTTTGCCGCCATAGCATGCAGAATAGTACCCAATTAAATCAGCATGATCTATAGCATGTTTCAATTCATGAGCCATAACTAAATATTTCTCATTCGAGTTTTTCAAAGAATTATTCAGTAATATAATAGGCTCTCCATCATTTGTAACGATAATTCTCCCTTTTAATCTAGATGGAAAATCAACGTACAAATAATTAATATTTAAGTTATCAGCAATAACAAATGGATTAGCTGTTCGATGATTTTCTACTAAAGTTTTAATGTCCAATAATTAACCTTCCTTTTTATCTTTTAATCTATCCCACAAAACGCTTCTAATAATCGCATCTACCTTTTCTTTCTCATCTTCTGTCAATTCAATACCATCATAAGATATAGCTGTTGTATTTAATTTTAGTGCTTTTTCGATGTCAATAGCATCTTCTTTGGTTGCCCATGTTGGAGTATCCGTTGAAAACGAGTTTTGAGCAAAACGAGGATCTACAGCAGATTTTTCTACGTTAAAGAAATCTGCAATCTTTTGTACATTACCTGGATTCGGCATAGATGTACCCTTAACATATCCAGTTAAAGTGCTTGTAGGTATTCCAGTATGTTTAGATAATTCAACTTGCTTAGTTCTAGTACGATTAAGTAATTCATTGATATTAACAGATATCCTCTTCATGATTTCAATATCATTAGGAGTGTACTTGCCTCTTCCTCGTGCCATTTCTAGCACCTCCTTATTTCCTATTGATATTATAGTACTGTTTTAAATCGTATTTGTAAATAAAAAAATATTAAAAAAATCGAATTTTTTATAATAAAAGTGTTGACATACGAATTAAATCGTATTATTATAGACTCATAAGTTAAAGAAATTTGAAAGGAGGAACGGATTTTGACACAAATTTCGTTAAAGGCTGCAAGAGTTAACGTTAATTTAACTCAGAAAGAAGTAGCGGAAAAACTAGGAGTTCACCAACAAACTATCGCAAAATATGAGAAAGATAGCACTAAAATTCCTATGAATTTGCTACATCAATTAAGCGCATTATACAAGGTTAAATTAGATCATATTTTTTTAGGTTAAAAATACGATTTAATTCGAATAACCGGAGGTGAAAATATGTTAAAAAAACTTCGCCAAGAACGTGGTTTAACTCACGAACAATTGGCGAAAGAGTTAGGAATAAGTAAATCGTATTACGTGAAAATCGAAAATGATTTTATGAAGCCTAGTTACAAAGTGTTGAAGAAGTTAAAAGACTTTTACGGAGAGGATATTAATTTGAATGAACTTTTTAAATAAAAAAACGCGTCTTATCCGTTATATAAGACACGCTACGGAAATTGTTCTGCTCAAGTTAATAACGGTAACCAACAACACTTCGCCAGTATCGTCCCTGACACTGCAGTTGCCATAAATAAGAATAAAGACCTATAGAGTAGCAAGTTTTAACATACCCTTGCGTCCTACTTGAAAAGGCATGCTTTCATAAAGCAGTACCCCACTTTCGTAACATCGCAGGTATATTAAAACAACTTATCTCTAATACCAATTTTTACGACTCTTGTTTGTCAACGCTGGCAGTCAGACCAGAAAATATATCCCTATTTACTGAGACACAGTACCTTTCAAAAATTCTGACAATAATATTTTCATCATCATCATCCTCTCTGCCTACAAGGATTTGGAAGAGGTAGGCAAGTATATTATAACACCAGTTTCACAAATAGGGAACGTTTTTTTAAAAAAAGGAGGTGACACGAATGCACCATTACATGACATTTTACGAGGAAGATGGAATCAAGTACGCAGAGGCTTGGTTGCAAATTAATTTTCTAAGTTGGTGTTTTTGCTTTTGGAAAATTAAGAAAGGAGTTTAAATCATGGAAAAAGCAACACTCGATTACTACGAGCCAATCTTTTTAGAAGTAGTAAGAAGAAATCCAGAGAAATTTGTTGATTTAATAAAGCCATTTATTGATTCAAGAAGTAGACAGAGATGGATAACAACTGAAGAATTGTGTGCTGAAATTGGAACGAGTTCCAGCGCGTGGCTCAAAAGCGATGTGAGAAATCATCCTGTAGTCGTTGCTGCTAGAAGAGTTGATACAAGGCCATATAAATATAAAGCTGATCATATTGAAGCCATACAGAAAGTGTGGGATGAACGGAAGGAAAGAAGAAGATGAGCAGAGTTGAAATATCAAGAACTAGGAAGCTAAAAAGAAAAGCTTTTTGGAAAGAGTTCAATAAGAACTTCATTAAGAAATACTTGAAATTATTAGGACTTTCAGCATTAGCAATCGTTGGAATAATCGCATTTATGCACTTGTGGGTTGGAGCAGTTAACCAACACATGGACAAAGTGGATGCAATCAGACAAGGTGTGATTTTCGATGATTAGCTTTGAAATGAATATGTTCGAACCAAATGAATACGATGTAATGGTTGGAAGCGAACTAAGAGGGGAAATAAAATTCATCGATGGAAAGTATCGATTGGTTGTATTTCTTGGAAATTACAAAAGCAGCAGTATTCATTCAACCCTAGAGGCTGCATACGATACTGCAAGAGAGCTTTTGAATGTATAAAAAAAGACGACTTATAAAAGCCGTCATACCAAATTTAACTAAAGTTATTATAACACGTTGGAAGGGGATATTCAATGAGTCGGTTATTAATTAACGAACCACCTTTACAAGTGCTGCCATCGCTTGCTAAAGAAATCGGCTTGAATGAAGCGATTATGCTCCAACAAATGCATTATTGGTTACTTAAGAGTGCTAATGAATTTACAGGAGTTAAGTGGTTTTACAAGACGCTTGAAGAGTGGCAAACAGAGTTTCCTTTTTGGTCAGCGATGACAATCAGACGAACTCTAGGCAGTTTAGAAAAACAAAAAATAATAAAAATAGGCAATTTTAATAAAAAGAAATTTGACAAAACAAAATGGTACACAATCGACTATCAACGAGTGAACAGACGATGTGTTCAAAATGAACAGACGATGTGTTCAGATCGAACAGATGGATGTGTTCAAAATGAACAGACCTATACCAGAGACTACCAAGAGAGTACTACAGAGAATAATAATGTCCCCGAGGAGAAACCGCTCAAGGTTGTATGGACTGAGGAGACTAGACACATTATCGATTATCTAAATAAACGTGCTGGAAAGAAATATTCAGTTAAGACTAAGAAGACAGCACAGCTAATCCATAAGCTACTAGATAATGGATTTACTGTAGAGGACTTTGAAAGAGTTATCGACATCAAGTGTAAACAGTGGTTAAACAATGAGAAGATGAATCAATATCTCAGACCACGCACACTATTTAGCGAGAAGTTCGAGGACTACTTAAACGAGGCCCCAGCAAGAGTGCAGCAAGCATCGTCTGGACAATCTGTTGAAGACAAGATGAGAGACATATACGGACAGAATTGGCAGGGTTGGCAATGAACAATTACGAGTTAGAAAAATCAATCATATCTGCAATCCTACAAGATTTCGATAAAGCTCAATCAACGTATCTGCAAGCAGAATGGTTCACAGATAACAATTTTAAAACGATCTTTGAAATTTTAAACAACAACGGCAGTCGCTTAGATGGATTGATGGAGCTGTTTGCTAAAGTTAGAGCAGAAATGAAGGAAAATTCCATTGGATATGAGTATCTAATGGCTTTGCAGCAAGAAAGCGCAACAACATCCGGATTAGATTATCTTGCTAACCAGCTACATCGTGAATACTTGAGAGCCAAACTCGAAAAGGTTAAAACTGAACACACAGCATTCCCAACTAAGCAACTAGAAGCAGAAATGCTTGAATTGTTAAATGCGATTTCTAAGCTATCCAGAAAACGAAACGTCGGAGACTTATCAGAAACATTCGAACAATTCGAGTATGAGCTTGAGCATGATATTGAAGACGGCATTAAGACATTCAGCGGACTAGATGCGGCGCTAGGTGGAGGCATAGGACCTGGAATGCTAGTAACGGTAGGAGCGAGACCATCAGTCGGAAAGAGTGCCTGGACAATAAATCTGATTGATAGAGCATTAAGACGAAATGAAGGCCTAAGAGTAGACTTGTTTAGTCTGGAAATGAGCAAGAAAGAAGTGTTTTCACGGTTCGTCGCAAAGATGACTACGTTGAACACTTATTACTTACGTAAGATGAACAGAATGCTAAAGCCTGGAGATAAAGAGTTAGTAAGAGAAACTATCAAGTATTTCAAACAGAAAGACTTAAAAGTTTACGATACTGTTTCTGAGCTCAACCACATTCTTGGAATTATTAAAGAACGTGCTGCAGGGCAAACTCCAGGGAAATACTTAGCTGTCATTGATTATGTAGGACTTATCAAAGTTAACAACAATCGCGACAGAAGGCTTCAAATTGAGCAGATTACACGCGAATTGAAGAACTTAGCCAACGAGCAGCAAGTGCCTATCGTTATCCTATCGCAGCTATCACGAGGAGTAGAGCAGCGCCAGGACAAGTCACCAGTACTGAGTGACTTAAGAGAGTCTGGTTCAATCGAACAAGACTCGAATGTAGTCGGATTCTTGAACAATGAAGAAACAGAAGCCAATCATGAAGGCTATCAACGAGTTAAATTTTCAATCAAGAAGAACAGAGAAGGCGATTTGATGGATTCTACTTTCAAATTTTTCAAAGCAAGAATGGACTTTGTAGAGGAGTTTTAGGATGAACGCGATAGAATTCGAAAAGATTATGCAGTCTGAAGGATTGAAGACTACAAGAGCTGTGATGGTTATGCTGCAGGAGGCTAAACAATGCCAGAAGAATATTAAGGCAATGAGCATGTATAAGCATCTTCCTTACGCAGCAGCATACATCGAGAAGCAGAAGGAACAGAAAGACAAGGCTATCTGGCAAGCGTTGGAAGTGGCTCAATTAGAAAAGCTATACGGCTTCCGTCTAATCGAAGACAGAAATAATGTAATAATGGCCACTTACCAAGTTTCAGACCCTCATAGCGAAGTAATGAAGAAAATCAGAAGCCATATCGAAATAATGGCAGAGTTGGAGAATGAGTATGGGATTTGTAATTAAAAACAGCAATATGTACTTTAATAAAATTAATGATCATAGCAGCATGATGGGATATCTTACTAGAAACCATCCAGTCTATACTTTTGAATTTAAAGCAAGTCAACATGAAGCAATGACATTCAAAAATTATGGAGATGCACGCAAATTCATGAAGGAGCATGGAGTGACAGGCAATGTAGTTGAAGTGGCTGCAACACCTAAGCCTTTCATAATTAACAAGATGGATAGCAACATTGGACATAACAGAATGGATGCCTTGTATGATTCAATCCTACTGAAGGCTCGAGACGATATCGAGGAAATGATTGCTGATTCAGAAAACAATTTTAAGCACATGGCTAGAGACATCCTGCAAGTAAGAACAGTAACATTAAATGTGTTCTTAAGAAATCCGTATGAAATCGGATGGCAAACCAGAAAGAAAATAATGGATAGATTGGAATCATACTTCGAAGG